TACTCGTGATCAAATTAATTTGGCTTTACGTTCAATGAAATTTGTATTACCTGAAGCTGCTAGTGGTGATATGCCCAAAACTATTTGCGGTGTAAATATTCTCACTAATAATTGTGTGCATAAGAAATGTTGCACACGATTTTTACCTAAAGAGCTTGATAATACAGTTGAGGTTTATGGTAGCACTGTTGGCGCTTCTACACCTCATTCTGATGTTGTTCCTACAATTATTAGCGATACAGTTGCAAAGGTTACAGGTGTTGAAAATAAATGGGGTAAACCTCCATTCAACGCTGTGCGTGATCATTCACGTGCCTTAACAATTGCTGCTAATAATTGCATTGGTTTTAAACCTTCAGCATTAGAGTGGTCTATTGACGATTACGTCAACCCTCTCATTGCTAGGTTTAAGGAACTGGATTGCGATATTCGACCTTTAACGCATATGGAAACCATTAATGGTATTCCAGGAATGCGCTTTGTTGATAAAATTGTACGCAATACATCAATTGGATTTCCGCGTTCTGGTAAAAAGAATCAGTATATGATTCCTCTTCCTCCTGATGACACTTGGTCAGATCCTGTAGATCTTGATGACGTCACTATGGAGGAGGTTAATCGTATGATTTCTTGTTATGAGAAAGGTGTAAGAGCCTATTCTCCTGCCAAAACTTCTCTTAAAGATGAACCTACTAAATTGACGAAAGACAAATGTCGTATCTTTTACGTTACTAATGCTGCATTGCAGTATTTAGTGCGTAAATATTATTTGACTATTTGTGCTGCTTATTCCACAGTACCATTATTGTCTAATTGTGCTGTAGGTATTAACCGTCAAGGACCAGAGTGGGAGGAGATGATGAACTATGTTCGTGAACATGGTGACTCACAGATCCTTGCTGGTGATTATTCATCTTTTGATTTGAATATGCCATGTCAGATGGTGCGCGCTGCATTTGAAGTGCATATGCGTGTAGCAAAGGCTTTTGGTTATTCAGATTATGACGTTAAAATAATGTCAGGGTTAGCTGCGGATTTGTGCAACCCCGTTATTGCGTGGAATGGAACCTTATTGCAATTAGGTTCGTTACATATGAGTGGTAATAATCTTACTGTCTATAACGGATCTATTGTTAATAATTTGTATTTGCGCTGTCATTATTTTGACCAAGGACATTCAGCTATTCCTTTTAGATCAAATGTTAATATTTTAGCTTATGGAGATGATATTATTGGATCCGTAAGTACTAACATTGACAATTTTGATCACATTACATTTAGAGATTATCTTAAACGTCATGGTATGAAATTTACTATGCCCGATAAAGAATCGGAGGCTACCAAATTTATGCATATTGATAAAACTGAT